GCGTATAATGCAAAATGTCGAAAGACGAAAGACGAAAGAGTCGGTTTACGTTACATAGCTACGTAGTCCGGCTTTTTCTTTTTAAGAAATGAGAAAGAAGGTGAAAGTGTGGCGGAAAGGAAGTTGACGCCGAAGCAGCAAAAGTTTGTTGCTGAGTACCTCATCGACCTAAACGCTACACAAGCAGCGATTCGAGCCGGGTACTCAGCGAGGACAGCTAGAAACATAGCAAATGAGCTCTTAACAAAACCTCACATTCAAGCAGAATTGCAAAAAAGACGAGGAAAGATTGAGAAAAAGCTAGAAATCTCACAGGAAGCTGTGATAAGCGAACTCGCTGCAATCATTCAGGCGAATGGCGCCGATTATGCAAAGATTGTCAGCACGAAAGATTATACGCATGTTGAGTTCACGCCGACTGATGAATTGTCACCGGATAAGCTAAAGGCGATTGCAAGCATTAAGGAAAGCCAGAACGGCATGGAAGTGAAATTGCAAGATAAGCTGAGAGCGATTGAGCTGCTTGGTAAATTCCTTGGCTGGTTCGAGAAAAGTGACTCTTCCGACAATGGACCTTCTCTCGCTGACACTGTGACAGCAGCTTACCAGCGACGAAAGGAGATGGTCGATAATGATAACAAGTGAGGAAGCTATTTTATACTATGCTAGTCGGCCAGTAGAGTTTGTTGAGGATATTATCGGAGCAGTGCCGGACCCACAGCAAGCGAAGATTCTGCAAAGTGTTGCCGATAATCAAATGACTAGTGTAAGAAGCGGGCACGGTGTTGGCAAAAGCACCGTAGAGGCTTGGTCAGTGATTTGGTTTATGGTTACAAGGCCATTTCCTAAAATACCTTGTACGGCTCCGACACAGCACCAGTTATTTGATATTCTATGGGCTGAAGTAAGTAAATGGCTGCGACATAACAAAGCGCTTAGCAATGAGTTGATATGGACAAAAGAGAAACTTTATATGAAAGAACACCCAGAAGAGTGGTTTGCCGTAGCACGTACCGCTAGTGTCCCAGACGCTTTACAAGGTTTTCATGCCGAGGAGGTTCTCTACATTATTGATGAGGCGAGCGGCGTCAGTGATACGATTTTTGAGCCGGTACTCGGTTCTCTTTCCACGCCGGGTGCCAGACTCCTGATGTGCGGAAACCCAACACAGCTATCTGGCTTTTTCTATGAGAGCCATACAAAGAATAAAGCAAGCTATGCGACGTTTCATATTGATGGCCGGAACAGTAGCCGAGTATCAAAGGATTTTGTTCAGACTATCATAAATATGTATGGCGAGGACAGCGACGTCTTTCGGGTGCGTGTCGCAGGAGAGTTTCCATTGCAAGAGGATGACATTTTCATCCCCCATTCAGTGGTTGAGCGTTCTGCGATGACAGAATTTACTTTGAAGGGAACACCGAACCTAATACATATTGGGTGCGACGTTGCAAGATTCGGCGATGATAAAACGGTTGTCGGGTATAAAGTAAATGAGAAAGTTACGTTTTATAAAAAGCGACAAGGCCAAGACACCATGCAGACGGCTGACGATATTGTGATGATTGGTGAGGAACTGATTCAGCGATACAAGTGGACGATTCCTATACCGGTCAAGGTTGATGACGGTGGCGTCGGCGGCGGTGTAGTAGACCGGCTTAGACAGATAAAGCGAAATGACCCCGAAAGATTTTGGTGGCTTGAGATTTATCCGGTCAAGTTTGGTCAGAGAATAAAGCACAAATACTGTTATGACAGTACAACATATATGATGTCAGTAGTTAAAAGTCTTTTACAGCCCTTTGATGAAGAGGGACAGCCAAAGCCAGTCGAGTTGATATTGCCAGACGACAATGACTTAATAGCACAGCTTAGCTGTAGAAAATACTCGCTGACAGACCAAAGCAAGATAAGAGTTGAAAGCAAAGATAACATGAAGAAGCGTGGTTTGCCGTCTCCTGATGAGGCTGACTGCGTTTTACTTTTATGTTTACCAGTGAAACCACCAAAAAAGCGGAAAGGAGCAGGGCAGAATGAAGAAAACGAAAAGCAACGCAAGGGTGCGAGTGATTAAAGAACACGTTGCCCCAGTGGAAAAGGCAGAAACTTCTGTGCAGCTTACCGCAGAAGAAGCATATAGTGCCGGTGATTGGATAACACCGTTTAATGACCTCAGAGGCTTGCGTACTCTCGTCAAGCATAGCACGATTTTACCACAGTGCATTAGAGCCTACAAAAATAATATTGCAGGCTTTGGCATAGGTGTTCGGTATGTTGATGATAAAGAGGAAACGCCAGAAATGGCAGAAGAGTTTGAAAGAGCAACAGAGGTTGTTGAGCTGCTGAATACCGAACAGGACACCAAGCAAGTGTTTGAGGATATTATAGAGGCAAGAGAGATTTACGGCATTGCTTACCTTGAAGTGATTCGCAATGTTGCTGACGAGGTTGTGCAGATTGAATTTATCACAGACACGCCTTCGATGGAGAAAACAAAACCGCTAGAGCCCTATATCTCTTCACCATATTACCATCATGGGAAAGAAATTGAGCGTAAAAAACGTTATTGCAAATATCGGCAGAACATTGGCGGGAAAACGGTTTACTTCAAAGAGTTTGGTGACCCTCGAATCATGGACACCCGAAACGGTGAATACTTAGAAGCAGGTAAGACTTTAGAGATAGAGTATCAAGCCAACGAAGTCTTAGAGTTTACCATCGGCACAGAGCCATATGGCGAAGTTCGCTGGATTGGTCAAGTGCTCGGCGTAGACGGTAGTCGAAAAGCGGAAAACCTTAACAATAACTATTTCAGAAATGGCCGGCACACGCCTTTGATGATTATGATTGAAGGCGGTACATTGACTGATGAGAGCTTTGAGAAGCTGCAATCCTATATGGATGATATTAAAGGTGAAGCAGGACAACACTCTTTTATCATATTGGAGACAGAGAGCACTGATGGCCGAGCAGACTTTGACGAGTCGGAGAAACCTAAAATTGAGGTAAAGGACTTGGCGAGTGTGCTACAGAAAGACGAGCTCTTTCAGAATTACCTTGACAATAACCGTAGAAAAGTACAATCGGCGTTTCAGTTGCCGGATTTATATGTTGGATATACAACAGACTTTAACAGAGCGACAGCACAAACAGCGCAAGAGGTTACAGAGGAGCAGGTTTTTCAGCCAGAACGAAAGAGCCTTGCATGGTCCATCAATAACCGATTGCTAAACGGTTATAAGTTCCAACACGTAGAGGTGTATTTCCTTGAGCCTGATATTAGTAACACCGATGACCTTTACAAGCTGCTGACAGTTGGGAACAACGCCGGAGGCTTAACGCCAAACATGGCGAAGCAAATCATTTATGAAGCAAGAGGCGAAGTCTCAGAAGATTATCCAGACGACTGGGGCAACATGCCTTTAGCATATTATAATTCTCAAGGCAGCGGGCTGGATATTAGCAGCCTTACCATGAGCTTACAAAAGCAAATTGCGAAAGCTGCAAGCAACCATGATGACTCTGTTGTGGCGGTTATGAAAGAGGTACGCCAGTTATTGCTAAAGATGGATAAGGCAGAATAGGAGGGACTTTCGTGGACTTATACGAGTCAAGGGACGCAATAGAGTTTAGAAAAGCAATGCAAAAATTTTACAGTCAGCCGTTTACTTTACAAGCGAAAGAGCCTATAATAAAAGATGGTTGGAATGAAGATGACCACCCACGAGACGACAATGGACGCTTTACCAGTGGCGGAGGCGGAGGAGAAAGCAGTGACTCCGCAGATACTACAGGAGAGGGCAGCAGTTCTAATGGAGCTGCTGAAGCACGTGGCGACTTTGGAGGCGCAAGCACAGAGGATTTTGTTGATTCTCTGGCAAATGCACAAAGTACCGTGCATGCAAAAGATGCTTGGCGTGTGTCTACGCCAGACGCCGAAGAGTTTCAAGAAGAGCATCCCGGCGCTTGTTGTCATATTACGCCGGGTGGAAGCACTATTGCAGTATCACAAGATGGTGATATAGTAGGTGTTTGCAAAAGTAATGAAGATTCTGACTACAAAGGAAAAGACTTATTGAAAATGGCCGTTGAAGCTGGTGGAACAAAGTTAGACAGCTATGAAGGCAATCATGGTTTTTACATAAAATGCGGCTTTGAACCGGTTAGCTGGTGTAAATGGGATGGAAATTACGCACCACCCGGCTGGGACAGTAGCCGAGACAACGAAGAGGACATTATATTTTATAAATATACAGGAGCACAAACAGAGTATAGAACTGCCGACGCTTTTAAGGAAGCCGTTGAAGCTAGTGAAGATTATGACACGGCAAAAAACGCTCGTGATAATAGCATAGATTAGGAGGCGCATTACTATGGTAGTAAAAAATGAAAAAGTACCTACTTTTGAGGAATTTATAGATGCTTTAAGAGAAGCGTTGCAAGAAAGAGCAAAAGAGCGCAATGATATTTCTGATGAGACAATAGAAGACTGGCTTGTTGATGACGAAGAGTGGCTGAAGTATGATTACGAGGATAATTTGCGAAAGTATGAAAAAGGTGAAACAACTATTGATAGCTTCTTAACTAGCCGTGTAAATGCCACTGCGTATAATATGTATATGGAGTATTTTTAGACTTTGCATGAAAATATGATATTGTTTACATGGGAGCTTTCTGCTGGGTATGCCAGTTGAGAGCTCTTTTTGTGCGTCCAGAAGTTTCATATTTGCGTTTTACTAATTACAGTATATGCGATTCTTAAAATGCAAATATGAGGCTTTTAGATATGTTATTTTAATTGTCAAATTTGGACAGTGCTACGGTCCAACTCCAATCTGACATAGAAGCAAGATTGGACAATGTGCTTGCTTCGCACAAAGATAACAAAATTGTAACTGACATATGAAAGCCTCTCCTTTCTATGTGGCGCTTGCGGTGGTGCGCTGGCGTCACTGATTTTTAAGTTAGCTATAGGGTAGCAGATTTTGAGAGAAAAGTCTAGCATAAAAAGCGAAAAAGAAGGTGCTAAAAATGTGTTTATATTGTAAGCCACTTATAAAAGCGATTGACAGGTATATTGAGAAAGTTGACGGAGACCTTGCCGAAACCCTTGACGACGAGGGTTTTCTAAAAGCAAAAAAGTCTCTGCAATATATGAAAGACATTGAGGACAGCACCGCCGACGCGCTCAAGGTAGAAACGGAATATTTTGTGACAGAAGCAGAAAAATCCGTTGACCTTGATACCTTTGCGAAAGATATTTGGCCGGGTATTAAGCTGACCGACACTCTCAAGGCAACGGTCGCAGCAATCTTTTCCGAGCAGCTTGAGAAGTTCATGCCGGAATACATTGGCTACTATATCGCCCAAACAGATAAAAACTTGAAACTCGAAAGAGTATCAAAGTGTACCACTGCTTGGGTAAAAGAATGGAGTGAAGAACTCGGCGAGATTATGCAGCTTAACAGTCATAAGGAGATAGAAAAAATCTTGACCAAAGGGCTACAAGACGGAAAAGGCATTGCAGAGTTTACTAGTGATATTATCAATAGCGGAATACGCAATGAATACTACAAAGCGAGGCGCGTTGCAGTTACGGAGGTTTTAAGAGCTCACAGTGTAGCACAACAAGAAGCCTTTATGCAAAGTCCCGCTGTATCAGAAAAAATGTGGAAGCATACCGGCGAATATAGAAATACGCCGAGAGAAAACCATGTTGACATGAATGGTCAACGCGTGCCGGTTGATGAACCTTTTGACTTGACCGGCCTTGATGGAAGCAGTTACTCGCCGATGTACCCGCGAGATACTTCGCTACCGCCGGAAGAGAGCATAAATTGTCATTGCATTTGTCAGCCGATAGTCAGCGAGGAGATTCTTGGCTTGTCACTGGAAGAGAGGCAAGCCTTACAGCAGCAAATTGTTGATGACATGGACGACGCTTGGGAGGAAGAGCTAGACGCTGCCAACCGAGCAAAGGCAGGGATTGACACAGAATAGCCTTTAGGTCGTCCAAGGTCTCCATATTTGAGTTTTAATAGTTTAGATGGTAATTTGTCAGCCTACAAGCAAAAAACTCAAATATGGACAAATTTGGAAATAAGGAGAAATCTATGGAAGCAAGAGCGAAAACGATACAAATAACAAATGATGACAAAGGCTTTGTGTCAATTAAGATTGCAGGCAAGGAGCTTAGTGAATTTGTATCGGCCTTTACTATTGAGCAACGTCGTGGAGAAATTCCGGTATTAAAGTTGGAAATTCCAATTGGAGAGGATTTGGAGCTTGATTTGCCAGTAGGTAGTGTAATAACGGTGCCTGAGGTTGACCAGAATAGCCTTTAGGTCGTCCACGGTCTCCATATTTGAGTTTTAACAGCTTAGATAGTAATTTGTCAGCCTACAAGTAAAAAGCTCAAATATGGAGGCTGTGGAGCTTCAAAAGAATAACACTTGATAAATTGCAGCGGAGACGCTGCTTTTTATATACCCATATGCACGTGGAAAGGAGGTGAGAACGGTGCGGAAAGTTGAAAAGGCTTACGAAATCACGGACGCTAAAATTCAGTTTGTGAGTCTTGTTGACCGAGCAGCAAATCAAAGACCATTTCTGTTGACGAAAGCCGAGAATGGTCAGGCAGCATTTACGACATACGGCCGAATTATTAAAGCCGACGCAGAAAGTCATTATGTTACCGGCGTTGTGTATGAACCGATGACAGAGGACTCCCATGGAAATTATATGACCTCTGAGGAGATTACGAAGGCAGCTTATTGGTTTGCAAAGAACGGCGATAAGGTTGACTTACAGCACAGTTTTGAGCCACTGGAAGGTGCAGCAGTGGTAGAGACTTGGATTGCGAAAGCAGATTTTGAAATCGAAGGCGAAGCAATTCAAAAAGGAACTTGGCTGATGACAGTTGAGGTGACCGATGAAAACACGTGGAATGACATTCAAAAAGGAGCTATCACGGGTTTTAGCATGGGAGGTCTCGGAAATTATAGCGAGGAGGACGTCGATTTGGACAATGTAAGCAAAGCAGCAAACAGTGAGAAGAAAGGACTCTTGAAGCAGTTGGCAAAAGCCTTAGGCTTAAATGTCGTAGAAAAAGGTGCTTTGACAGAACTCTATGAAGAGAGAAATCAAAGTACACTTTTCTGGAATGCCTTCAATGCTCTTGAGGATTTACTGTATCAGTATGACAGCTATACAGGACGCTGGAAATATGAGACGGATGAGGACAAGGTGCGAGAGTGCCTTGAGGACTTTAGCCAGATTATTACCAGCATTCTCACAGGCAAGGAAACTATTGCAAAAGCGATTCAGTCAGAACAGCCGATTGAAAAAGCCGGCAAAAAACTGAGTGGCAAGAACAAAGAAACACTTCAGGGTATTTATGATAGCCTTGGAACTTTTTTGGCAGAGTTTGACGAGAAGAAAGACGAGCCGGAAAAGATTGACACAACTAGTAGTGAATCAAACAAAGAAAAGGAGGACAAAGAAGTGACAAAGCAGGAAGTAGAGCAGATTGTAGAAAAAGCTCTTAGCGCAGCCATTAAAAAAGCAACTGATGATGACTCTGATAAAGATAAAAAAGATGAGTCTACCAGTACCGGCGATGGTGTGACAATGACAGAAACAAATGACGACAAAGACAAGGACAAGAAAAAAGACGAAGAGCTGACAGAAGAGACCGTCACAAAGATGGTTGAGGCAGCAGTCAACAAAGCATTTGCGTCCCAGTCACAGGAGCAGGTAACTATGGAGCAGGTAGCTGACATGGTTACAAAAGCCGTTACGAAAGCCGTTGAGCCGGTTTTGAAGAGTAAGGGCGTACCAAACAACTTAAATGGCAGCAATGTGAGCAAGAATGCAGGTGAGCATTACTTGCACGGCATTCTCTAATTAAATTCAAGGAGGTTTAGAAAACTATGAACAGTAACAGCAACATTATCAGAAAAGCAGCGATTGCTACTGACACGCTTTCTTCTGGTTTATTGAACCCAGAGCAGGCAAGAAAGTTTATTCAGCAGACTTTTGAGGCAACAAATCTTAGTGGTTTGGTTCGTCACGAAATGCGGACGGCAAAAACCGGTGAGATTGACAAGATTGGTATTGACCGCCGTATTCTTAGAAAGAAAACAGAGAATACCGACGACGGTTACAGGGGTGAGGTAAAAACCAGTCAGGTTGATTACAGCACTACCGCGGTTCGTCTGCCTTGGGAAATCACAGAAGAGACCTTACGTGAAAATATCGAAGGTCAGAACTTCGAGAAGATTGTTACCGATTTGATGACGGCGCAGCTCGGTGTTGACTTAGAAGATTTGTACCTGAATGGCGATGAGAGCACTGACAGCTCTGACGAGGACTACGACTTCTTAAAAATCAACGATGGCTGGATAAAGCAGATTGCAAACGGCGGGCATGTGTATGACGCTTCTCAGGAATCAGAAATGAGCCTTGACTTGTTTTACAAGGCACTGGCACAGATTCCTAACAAGTATAACAACGGAAAACTCCGCTGGTTGATGTCTCCGAGACGTGCACAGGAGTGGGAGCTCTTCTTGTTGAATAAGGTTATCGGTGCAGGTGGCGCGGTACCTGAAAGCATTTACACGGCACCGGCTAGAATCCCATCAGTAGAGTGCGCTTCTTTGGATGACAGCACTATTTTGCTGACTGACCCGAAAAATCTTATCGTTGTAAATACTTACGGCGTGCAGATTCGTAAAACGACAGAGGGCAAAGAAGCTATCATGCAGGACAAGAGATTCTATGTGGCTCACTTGGACTATGACCCGATTATTGAGGAGCTGGACGCTACCGCAATCATTAAGGGTCTGAAATAAGGAGGTTGCTTATGTTTCATTTGAAACTGATTAGAGGCTTGTCCTACACAGGGCATGGCATTTCTGCAACAAAGAAAAACCCGGTCGTGCAGACTAATGATAAGGACGCAGCCGAAGCCTTGACAGGTTCCGGCTATTTTCAACTCCTAGAGGGCTCTGGCGAGCTTTCTGCGGAGTCGGGAAAGACCGGGCATATTGACAAAGAGAGTCTTGAGAGCATGAAAACAGAGGAACTCAAGAAACTCGCGCAGGATATGGGAATTGACGTAACAGGCTTTAGAAAAAAGTCTGACTATATCAAAACTATTGCAGCCGAAGAAGTTACTCCCGGACCTGAAGAAACTGGCAGCAATGAAATAGACTATGGCGAGGGCAGCCCAACCATGGTTGATTTGCAGCAATAAATAGGAGGTGCGATATGGTAGAAAGACCTTGGGTTATGCCTGACGAAGTGAAAGAATACTCTGAAAAGCCGGAGGTGCAGCAGCGAACAGACGCACGCCTTGCAGTAGATATTACGAGGGCAGAACAATATGTCATAACTTATACGCATAACACATTTGCGGACTATGAAGAAATTCCCGGTCCCATTAAAACGGCGGTACTCATACTGGCAGAAGCCTATGCCTACAACAATATTGTATCGAAGCAAACGGTAAAATCAGAGAGCTTTGACGATTACAGCTATACCTCGGAATATTCTACCATTAGCATTGACACCTTGGACCTTGCTGCTTTGCTGGATGACTATGTGAAACCGCAAGCGAATAATTCTGTCACAATGCGAATGCGGAAATTATAGGAGGTGCTGGCATGAGTTTGGAAAACTTTTTCAATCACAAATGCGATATTTATCACCTAAAAGAAGAAAGAGCGTCCCCCGGTTACGGGTTAGCAGCTTCGCCTTCATTTTCCTATCCGCAGGAGCCCGATATAAAAGAGCAAGCGTGCCATTTTGGCGTGAAATCGCAAAGCATAACCATTACACAGACAGAGCCCATCAATATTATGGAGGCAGGTACAAAACTTACTTTGCCTTTTGGGGTGGACGTGCGAAGGAATGACAAAATTGTAGATTGCGATACCGGCATAGAATACACGGCAGAGCAGCCAACAAAGGTGCAGACCCATCATTTGTTTGTTCACATCAGAAAAATTGAGGAGCAAAAAGCGCTATGAGTAACAGAAGTGTCAATATTGACATGTCAGAAATAAAAGACTTTTTTGCAATAGCAGAACAGGCAGCAAAGGGGGATTTTAAGAAAGAACTCGCTTTGTTTTTGGAAGGACTTGGTAATGAGTTCCTTCGCATTATTCAAGACGAAATCGTGAGAAGGCAAGTTATGGATAGTCGGCTATTGCTCGCAAGTTTTGAAAAAGACGCAGAGAGCAATGTGTGGCGACTAGAAGAAGATAGCCTTACTCTTGAAGTTGGCTCAAGTGTGGAATACGCGAAGTACGTAAATGATGGCCACTGGAAAAATCCAAAAGGTGTAGACCGTCGTTTTGTGCCGGGCTACTGGGATGGTGACCGATTCATTTATGACCCATCGGCGAAAACTGGTATGGTCTTAAAACAAAGTTGGGTACAGGGTAAACCTTATTTTGATAGTGCATTACGCATATTAGATAAAATGTACCCTAGTTTATTAGAAACCAAATTACAGGAATGGCTTGACAGTTATTTCTGACAAGGGAGGTGATGAAGGTGCTTGAGCAAGATATAGCGAGTCTGATTAAATTCATATTGGACGGGGCGGGCAATCCTTCACCCTATTATTGGAATGCGCCAGAGAGCTTTTCAGTTCCGGCAATATACTTTCCAACCCCTGAAATATCGACTAGTGGAGATACATTTTCTACATATGGCCTTGACTATGTGTGGAATATAGTATTTTTTCACCGGTCTACACAAGAGGCGTATCAACTGGCATTGCAAGTGCTTATGATGATTCGTGCAAATCGAAACATGATTTGCGTGATTGATACCGAAGGAAATAGCACAAAAGAAGTGCTGCGAGTTGATGACCCGAAACTAAAAACCTTAGATACTAGCGCAGTGCAGTTAGAAATAACTTGGACCAGCAGACGGCCATATAATGTCGAAGCTGCTACCTACATGCAATCATATCACGTTAACATGTGGAAAAAGCATGAGCTTTATGAGAGCAAGGTTATTAGTGCAGCAATGGAAGCCGCGCTAGAGAAGTATATTCAAGAATAGGAGGCTTGACATGGCAGCAAAAACAGAAAAAGAGCAGCCGCAAAAGACGGAAAAGCCGGCAAAAGCAAAAAAGGTTTTTCCTCTTGAAAAGCTGAGGGCAAATTGTAAAGAACTCTTCGGGGTTACAGATTCTACATTTGCCGGTGCAACCTATGGTATGACTGGAAGTTATACCATTGAAGAGATTAAAGCCAAAATTGAAAACTGGCAAAGAATGGAGGTACAGTAATGGCAGGTGGAACATTTAACAAACGCGCCGGAAAGGTAAGACCGGGTACGTACATCAATTTTGAGAGTACCAGAAATGATACTGTTGGCGGAAGCGAAAGAGGTACGGTTGTAATACCTTTAACCAATGCGACATATGGGCCGGCAAAACAGTGGATAACACTGACTAATGCAAGTCCTGATGGTGCTTATGCAATGCTCGGCTACAGTATTTATGACGAGGACGAAAACAGGCAAATGCTTTTGATTCGTGAGGCGTTCAAAAAAGCGTCAGAGGTTCTTCTCTATATCACGAATGAAGGAACAAATGCAGCAATTACAAAGACAAGCACGACAGACGAGTCTATCACGTCTACAATTACTGCTACCGCAAAATATGGTGGTTCCAGAGGAAATGCCCTCGTTTTTGCAATCGCGCAAAATCCGGTAGAAGGCTTTGACGTAACTGTTGCACTCGACGCTACTACCGTAGCAGAATATGAGGGCTTAAAAACTGTTGAGGACTTAATTGCAGAGGATTGTGAATATATCACCTTTACCGGTAGTGGTAACTTGTTTGAGATTGCAGGAGCTAATCTTACAGGTGGTACTGATGGTAAAACAAATAATACTGATATTACCGGTTTTCTGGACGCACTTGAAGCGGTTCGTTTCAATACAGTTTGCTTCCCGATTGCGGAAGAGTCATTACAGGCAGCAGCGAAAACAAAAATCACTTACATGCGTGAGGACGTCGGCAGACAAGTACAGATTGTTATGCCGGACACAAAAAGTGGTGATTACGAAGGTATTATCAATGTAACAAACTCTGTGGCAATTAGTGATGACAAATTATCACATGCAGAGGCTTGTGCGTGGGTTGCAGCCGCTACGGCAGCAGCAGAAAACACAGACAGTCTTACCTATGTAGCATATGACGGAGCAACCGAAGTAGTTGACCCGAAGAGTCATGAAGAGGCGGTTGCTGCAATTAACAATGGTGAGTTCTTCTTCTCTATTTCAGAGTCAGGAGATGTTGTTGTTGAGTACGACATTAACTCACTTGTTACATTCAGCAAGCCAAAAGATAAGACGTATCGCAAAAACCGCGTTATTCGTGTGTTTGATACCTTCGCGGAAAGCATTCAACTGAATTTCCCGCCGAATAAGTTCGACAATAACTCTACCGGCTGGAATATCATGGAAGGAATCGGCAGAACAATCTTGAAGCAATTTGAGGATGCCGGTGCAATTACGAATGTTGATAGCGAAAGTGATTTTCTGGTTGACAGAGAATTATCGCAGGGTGATGAAACCTATTTCAATGTTGGTTTGCAGGCTGTAGATAGTGCTGAGAAGCTCTATTTCACAATAGCAACAAGATAAGAAAGGAGACAGAAAAATGGCTGATAGCAACCTTTTACAATATCACAAAAATCCTATCTCACTTCGAGAAGGTAAAGTGTTTTTGGATGGCTACGAAATTTATGACGCTGTAAAGTGCGAGATTAAATTTACGCCGGATGTATGGACAGGCAAGCAGCTTGGCGACAGAAATGACAGCAGCCGTTGGCTTGGGTACTCTATCACAGGTACCGTCACAAGACGTAGAACAACCAAATGGACAAAAGAGCTCATCATGAACTATATCAACACTGGAAAGACACCAGAGCTCACAATTCAGGGTATTTCCGATGACCAAGGCTCTGAATACTACGCAAAAAATGGTGAAGATACCGTCACCGTTGTTGGATGCGTACCGACAGGAGATTTGACACTGTTGTCTATTGACGCCGATGGTCAGGTGCTCGATGACAGCTTTGGCTTTAACGCAAAAGCGATTGTATAATATTTTGGCTCTTTTGGATTCTCTGAAAGAGCCGTTTCTTTTGAAAGGAGATAAGAAAACATGGATAAGAAAAATTTGAAATATTTTATGCGAAATGTAGAGGATGAAATTGTGACCGCGCCCGGTCCTGACAGTTTTCGTGATGAAAACGGCGAGGTTATTAACTTTGAAATCAAAGTGTTATCTCAGGAGACTATCAATAAAATTAACGAGGCTTACAGAAAGCGCAGCATGGCGACCGATAAAAAAGGCAACCCATTGATTGCTATGGGCGAGGTTGTCTGGAAGGTTGAAAAGGATAATGCGAGAGCGTCAAGGCACATCATTGTTGAGGCTTTACAATATCCAAATCTGAAGGACGAGGAGCTTATGAAACATTATGGCTGTGTAGATATGACAGAAATGCCGTTGAAAGTATTTTCTAAACCGGATGAGTACCAGCATGTTTCACGTATCGTCATGCAGGCCTTAGGCCTTATGGAGACCGTTGACGACGGTACAGAACTGGACGCAGCAAAAAACTAATAAGAGCTGAAGGGGGCGATGGCTATTGGGCGCACGTCCTCTGGCAGCGCCACGGTCTCCGTATGGAAGATTTTGAGGCAATGCCTAGGAGATTACAGCTCTTATATATTGCGTCTGAATTAGAAGAAGATAGGAAGCCTATAGCACATAGAAAATAGAAAGGAGGCAGTAGAAAATGGCAGACTTTACCGCAAAATTTAGCATGGTTGATGAAATCAGTGATAAACTGGCGAGTATGGCAGAAAAAGGTCAAACAGCAATGAGCCAGTGGGAGCAGGCTGGAGATTCTGCAAGTGCTGCCTTCGATGGTATCGGAACTTCTGCTACAACATCGGCAACGACAGCCGATAGTGTAGCAACCTCCATCAGTAGCGTACAAGAGGCCAGTGAAGGGGCCTCTTCTGCTGCTGGCAATTTATCAGAAACTCTTGATAATTATGGCGCATCTGCCGAGAATGCTGCAACACAGACAGATTACTGGACAGACGCCGTGGGAAATTACAATACGAGTATGCTTGAGGCGGTTTATTCTACTGAAGAATTAGTGGATATGGGCCTTAAGTCGGCAGCAGCGCTTGAAGAAGAACAGCAAATGCTCGATTTATGCGAGCAGTCAGCCACATATTTGAGTAATGCGATAGAAGGCTCGGAGCCAATTCAAAGTGCCTTAAATGATACCATCAATGAAGCAAATACCCTTTTATCAGAGCTTTCTGATAATGAAAAGGTATCGGCAGAAACAAAAGAAGAGTTGCAAGCTGCCAGTGAAGCAGCAGCCGAGGCAATGCAAGAACTGGCAACAGCACAGGAAGAAGCTGCTGCCGCTATGGAGAACTATGATTCTGTCATGGCGTCAGGTACCTCAGACCTCAATGAACTTGAGGCAGCCGCCGAACGAGCTTACCATGCCGCCGATGACTTAGCAGAGGCAAACGGCAAAGCAAGTGAAGCTACTGAAAATTTATCGAAAGTAACAGAAGAAGCAAGTAAGGAAGCAGACGAAGCCGGAAAGTCCGGACAAAATGCGATTGAAGGTGTTGCGAGTGCATTAGCTGCTGCCGGAATAACGGCGACAGTAAAAGAAATTGCAGAATCTGCATATGAACTCGCTGACGCTTTTAGCGACGCCGAAAGTACCGTTGTACTGGCAACAGGAGCAACAGGAGACGCATTAGATGGCTTGACTGAAAGCATGATGAACGCCTACGCAACAAGTAAGACAGGAACTCTTGACGAGACCGCCGCAGCAGTAGGTGAGATTAACACAAGGCTTGCTTATACCGGCGACACTTTGACAGAAACCACAGAACAGTTTTTGGATTTTGCAGCAGTTACCGGCGGAAATGCAGCCTCATCTGTAAGAAGCATTACACAGTTAATGAACCAATGGAATGTACCGGCCTCGCAAATGGAGTCTGTGCTTAGTAAAATGACCTACGCAGGGCAGGCAAGTGGTATTAGCGTGGATTCTCTTACTTCACAGCTTACAAATAACAAAGCAATTCTTGACCAGCTCGGTTTTTCGCTGGATGAAGCAACGGCAATGTTTATGAATTTTGAGCTTGCTGGTACCAACTCTACTACTGTTATGACAGGCTTTAGAAAAGCCCTTGCAAGTGGTGATATAAGCTCGCTGGATGAACTCTACGAGGTATTTGACCAGATAGCCAGCGGTGCAATGAGCGCAGCACAAGCCTCTGACCTGTTTGGCAGCAAGGCAGGAGCAGCCATTGTTAACGCGGTGAATGGTGGTGTATTATCTCTTGATGGCATGGTAAGTGCCTTAGAAAATGCAGATGGAACTCTTGCGACAACCGCCGACGCAGCACAAACTCTTGACCAAAAATGGTCACAGGCAACAAACAATGTGAGCGCAGCGTTTACAAGTGCGCTAGAGCCTACATTTAGCTCTATTTCTTCCGGACTTGCAAGCATGGTAAATGGCGTTGGTGACTTCTTGAATGAACACCCGGCAGTAACAAAGGCAATTACTGCGATTGGTATAGGGCTAGGCGTTGTAGTTACCGGCATGGCTGGCGTAACATTTGCGACAACCGTAGCAATTCCAGCAGTAGCAGCATTTGGAACAGCCTTAAATGCAGCGCTTGGACCGATTGGCTGGGTAGCACTTGCAATTACCGGCGTTGTTGCAGCAGGGACAGCACTCGTGGCAATGTTCTCTGACGCAGAGGACGAAACCGCAGGCATGACAGAAGTTACAAGAAAACAGTATTATGAATTGCAAGACTTAAATTCTGAGTATGAAAATGCTTGTGAAAAATATGGTGAAACTTCAGAAGAAGCGTTACGCCTCAAATATCAGGTTGACGATTTATCAGAATCTTTTGAGGCGAACCAGCAAACACTTGAAGAATTTGAGGCTGAGGTTGATGACCTTGTGCAGAGTCATAGCGAATTGATTCAAAGCTATGATGACAGCATGACGTCTATAAACCAAAATGAGCAGGGCACGCTTGGCTTAATTCAAAAGTTGGAAGATTTAGCAGACCAAACAGAAAGAACGGCTGCGCAAGACGAAGAAATGAAGTCTATTATTGACCAACTGAATGAGGACTTGCCAGACCTCGCTTTGTCTTATGATGATGTAACTAAAAGCACAGAGGCCAGCATAGAGGCAATGAAAAAGGCTGCGGAAGAGCAGGCCGAGCAAGAACGGCAAGCCGAGCAGAAGCAAGCCTATATTGATTTGCTGAAAGAGCAGGCGAACCTTGAGGATGAAATTGCAAAAGCAGAAGAAAACTTGAGGCTCTCTCAAGAGAGCGATGACAATGCCGGTGTTTTAACGGACCAGTGGTTTTATGATAAGACGGGCTGGCTTGGTGCATGGGCTACTGATACAGATAATTACTCGGACGCACTGGACGACTTAAATGCAGCATACGCAGAAAATCAGGCAGCTCTTGAAGAGATAGAGTCTGACTGGGAAGATGTCGCGAAAGCAGCAGAAAAAGCAGAGAATAAAACAATGACCTATAAAGAGGCTGCTGCAACTGCATATGAGGGTGTTCAGGAAAAAGTTGAAGAGTTATGCAAGGCTTATGATGAAGCGTATGACGCAGCTCTTGACAGCTTTGAAGGTCAATTCAGTTTGTTCGATACAGCTTCGACGAAATCTGAGGACTATGCCAACGCAACAATAGAAAATGCGCAAAAAGCAATGAACTCTCAGCTTGAATACTGGAAAAGTTATTCTGCTGATGTTGACACCTTACGAGATACCTCGGCTTCTGATTTGGGAATAACAGAGGAAAACTATAAAGCCTTAATGTCCTACGCGCAAGACGGAAGTGAAGAAGCTGCAGGTCTTGCGCACAGCATGGCGGAAGCAATCAAAAAAGGTGACGAGGAAACAGTTGCGAAGTTGGCAAAGACGGTTGGGAAAGTCAATGACAAGCAGGAAGAACTTGCAGCAAAAACAGCAGACTGGCAGACAGACTTTACCGAGCAAATGAACTCCTACGCAAAAGATATGGCCGACACGATTGACGATATGGACTTGTCAGAGAAAGCGAAAAAGTCGGCAACTAATACTATCAATGGCTATATCAACGCAATTAAAGCTGGTAAAAGCGGAGCCGTCGCTGCTGCGCAAGATGTCGCCGACTCTGTTAGTAAGGCTTTAAGTAAAGCCAGTACGGCCAGCAGCACGTCGGGTAGCACAGAAACTACGACAACAACGACAACCGCAACGCCAGCACATGCAAATGGCACGACAAATGCCGAAAATATGTTTATCGCTGGTGAAGCCGGTCCTGAGTTGATTGTCAGCAAGGCAGCAGCTTACGCAAACGGAACAACAGACAGTGACGATTTTTATATCGCTGGTGAAGATGGTCCGGAGCTAATTGTAGGGCAGCAGGGAAGCACTGTATTTCCAACGCAAGAAACTGACCGAATTATCGACTCACTCAGCAATCGAGAAAGCACGCCTCTTAATGTCGAGGTACAAAACCAGACAGGCGGAGGCAGTGAATCGGAAGAATCTGCTAAAAAGATTTTACTTGAGATTGCCGGCAGTGGTGCGATTGAGGTTGGCGGAAATGGTGGAGCAAGCAAAGAAAGTATTCTCGAAATACTGACCGAGCATCTCAAACCAACGCTTTTGGGAATTATCCAACAAGAGATATATGAGGAAGGAGACTACAGTTATGAGTTCTAGGTATCAGATGTGGCTTACGTATGACGCAGAAAAGAACAAAATCAAGTTTCCTGTATTGCCGGAAAGCATTACTATAAAAAACGGCAGCAACAACACGAATGTCAGTATTGTAGGACTTGGTGAAATAACCATAAAGCAAGACAGAAAAGCATTTGTATACAGCTTTTCCAGTTTTCTGCCGGCGGATGACTTTCCCGGCATACACGCCAGCAAAATTGTAACAAAGAAAGGTAAGTCAAAAAAGAAAAAGGTGGTAGACGACCCGAGCCCAAAGCAGATTATTAAGAAAATTAACAAGTGGAAAGAAAAGAAAAAGCCGGTACATTTTATGATAACCGGCTGCCTTGTTGATTGTTATTGCACGATTGAAAATTTTAACTATGAAGAGGATGGCGGAGACGTTGGCAGTTATCAATATAGTTTAGAATTGAAAGAGTACAGGGAGGTGGAAGTCAGAAAAATCAACAAAAAGAAAAAGAGCAAAAAGGCAAAAAAGAAAGCAACATCAAAAAGAGTAAATTCAAAGGCAGTCCCTAGCACGTACACCGTGAAAAAAGGAGACTGCCTTTGGAATATTGCCAAAAAATATTATGGCGACGGTTCCAAGTATAAAAAGATTTACAACGCTAATAAAAAAGTGATTGGCAGCAATCCCAATAAAATAAAAGCCGGGCAGGTTCTAAAACTGCCCGACTAAAGGAGGTGAAGAGAAAATGGCAAGTGGCGTGTACCTTGCATTATACAAAAATAAAAAGGGCTACGATATTACGGACCTTGTACAGAAAGTTGTTTGGAAAGGCCGAAAAGGCTCGGCGTCAAGAAGTATCAATGTAACTTTAATTGATGACAACGGAGCTGACCATGACAGAGCAAAAATAAAAGTGATGGCTGGTCATACTTGTATTTTTAAGTACAATGGCAAAGAACTTTTTCGCGGTTTAATTATGTCAACAACGCAAGACAGTAAAAAGCAAGAAACCTTTATTGCCTATGACATAGGTATTTATCTGGCGAACAACCGAGATACCTTTGTTTTTAAGAAAAAGACTGCTGACGCAATTTTTAAGAGTGTTTGCAACCGGTTTAAGATTCCTTATACAAAAGTGGCAAAGTGTAACCATGTCATTAAAGAATTGACAAAGAGCAAAAGCACAGCTTTTGACGTCATTTGTGACGCTATGAATCAAGAGTACGAGTCCACTGGCATAAGGCATTACGTGGCTTGTGAAAAAGGCAAATTAAAGCTGCTGACAAGGCGTGAAAACTTTGTGCAGTGGGTAATTGAGGAAGGAGCAAACATTGAAAGTTATTCTTACACAAAGAGTATTGAGGACGTAAGAACAAGAGTGAAGATTGTATCAGATAAGGGAAAAGTCGTTGCTAGTACAAAGAATACAGCACTTGAGAAGAAAATCGGCATTTTCCAAGAGGTGCAATCTCCTGATGACTCTATGAGCAAGGCACAAATAAAGAAGCTCGTAAAAAGTGTGTCAAAAGAGCTGGGAACGCCGGAACGCACCTTAACCATCGACGCGCTAGGTATTCCGAGCGTTATATCTGGCAGAGGCGTGTATATCATCATCAAAGCCCTAGGCTTAAAAAAGACTTTTTATGTTGACCAAGATACACACACTTTTGAAGGAAATTCCCACACTATGAATCTTGTTTTGACCTATGTAAATGATTTGACAAAATAGGAGGCGATAACATGACAAGCATAAAAGAAGCATTTCAACAAATCAATACCGGCGGGACTGATGTTTTACAAGGTACTGTAATTAAAGTAAGTCCTTTGGAGATACAAATAACTGGCGATGATAAATACATAATCAGTAATGAAGTGACAAAAGTACCGCAGCATGTCAAAAACCTTGTAAAAGGTGATGAAGTCTATATTTTAGCTTCCGGCATGGGAAAACAATTTTTTGTGTTAGGGAGGGTATAGCGTATGGCTGATGAAGAATTAGAAATTGATGATACAGAAGATACCGACGATGAGGACAATTACCTGATTGACTTTACCGGTGATGACATAAACGACGATGATGAGGACGACGAGGACACGGACGGTGAGGATGAAGAGGAAGAGACTTCAAGAACATACAAACTCGACCTAGACGCGGGCCGAATTGTCGGCATTATTGACGAGGCAGAGGCTCTTGAGCAGGCAATCAGAAAATGTATTGCAACACCACGTTTTGACTGCCTGATTTATGATGACCAGTATGGCAGTGAAACAGCAAGGCCGGATATGTCAGATGGCGCGTCTGAAGATTATATGCGAACCGCAATTGAGGGCTTTGTAAGAGACGCACTTTCGCAAGATACCAGAATCTTAGAAATTGATGATTTTGAGATTGAATTTAAGGACGATAACGCCTACATAAGTTTTTCGGTAGAAACCATTTTTGGCAGCATTACAATTGACGAGGAGGTGATTTAGTGTTTGAGGATATGACTTTTGAAAATTTAATGGATGACGTTTTAGACGCTGCCCCTGATGATATTGATACAAGACAGGGCAGTATTTTTTATGACGCCGTTTCTGCTATCACTCAAAAAATTGCAAAGCTCTATTCTGACCTTAGCCTTGTAATTGAAATGACCACGATAGCAAATGCAACAGGGGATGCGCTCGACACGAAAGCCGGTGAATACGGCATAACTCGACGAGACCCAAGTGCTGCAAAGTATTACGTTACTTTTGAAGGTACGACGCCAAGCGCAGGTGAGAGATTTTTCACGGATGAATACTTTTTTACGCTTCGCTATGACAGTGACAACGATATTCGTTACCTTGAAGCCGAAGAAGCTGGTACAGTATGCAACAATATAACTGTAGGGACGATTGCTTTGCCAGTTGGAAATATTGAGGGACTGACAAGTGCAACCTTTGGCAAAATTTACGAGTACGGTGCAGATACAGAAACCGATGACTCTTTGCGGTCAAGAGTACAGAGCAAAATTTCAGGTCCAGCCGAAAATGGCAACAAAGAGCATTATAAGCTCTGGTGTGAAGAAGTGGAAAACATCGGACGCGCAAGAATTTACCCATTGTGGAATGGCCCTAACACAGTCAAGGCGGTTTTGGTTGATAGCAATGGAAATCCATGCAGCCAAACGAAAGTAACCGAAGTACAAAACTATGTAGACCCGGCAACAAAAGGTTACAAAGTAACTGTTGACGGGAAAGTCTATGTTGTTGGCGACGGCCTAGGTGAAGGCATGGCAAACATCGGCGCACATTTTACAGCAATGTCAGCGGAAGCACTACTCGTCAATGTGTCATTTGTTGCCGAACTCGCGGAAAATTACACGATAGAATCGGCTACGCTAGAGGTACAAGAATCTGTCAGTGATTACTTGCAGCGCTTATGTGTAAGTGCAAAAGAAACCTCAGATATAGTTGTCAGACTTACCACAATAGGCGGTCTTTTAACAGACCTAGCTTGTATTGTAGACTATAAAGATTTGCGGTTGAACGGTGAGGCTGAAAATATTATACCGGGGCAGGATGACGTACCTACACTTGGGGAGGTGACACTGACAACATGAGTCTGACTTTTTACGAAAAGGACTATGCCAGTAACTATGAAGAGCTTGCTACCTATTATCCCTTATACTATCAAGATGTATATGAAATGCAAGAGATTTTGAAGGCAGAAGGCCACCTTGCTGATGGTATCGAGAATGGTATCGAGCGTGCATACCTCAATAATTTTATTGATTATGCTGACGCGGAAACAATTGGGAAATTAGAAGCTTTTTTATCATTGGACCACAACAAAACAAAGGAATTAGAAATGCGCCGACGAATTATCAAGGCGCATTTTGTCGGCAATGGCAAAATGTCAGCGACTCTAATTAAAAGCATGATTCAGGCCTATACGGACGCAGATGTTGACGTTGAGCTGAAGGCCTACACCGATAACAACGGACAAGATAAATACTTTTATATGGATGGGCGCACACTTTGTGATGGTACAAGACTTTTAGACGCAACCGGTTCACAAGTGAGTGGCACTAAAGACCAAGCTCTTTATATTACGCTCTACCGAGATGGTACGCAAAAAGTATATACCTCTGATATTTTGAGCTTGCTGGCCGACAAACTTCCGTCGCACATTATGTATGTATTAAATGACTTTACAGAGACAGAAGTAAACAACCAGACAATGGAGAAAATTCTTTTTTCAACTTTGGCTATGCTGATGAAAGTAGAATTTTGGGACACAGAGTATGCCGATGGTTCCGCATATTTGGATGGCAGCCAGACACTTGATAAGAGACGCTACATTTGCACACCCGGGCTCCAATATGGCGAGAAAATTACCAATGAGCAGGAAAGTATAGGCCTTGCTCAAATGACAGCTCTGGGGACGTCTGTGGAGTCTCAGGAGGCTATTCTGACAAGCAATCTAACAACAGCACAAAGCATTGATACTTGGGGTGCCAAATATCTTGCAGGAACAGAACTCTTAAATGGATGTGAAATGCTGAATGCGTCCAGAGGAAGAACGTCACTTGACAGTGGTTTTCTTTCTGGTATTAGCACCGGCAATGAACATATAGGGCAAGGCGAGCTTGTATCAACCGTGAATTTACATTTTATGGACGGTACGCTTCTTTGCAGTGGCAGCACCACACTAAATTCAATTTATAAAAAGGAGGATTTTTAGATGGCAACAACAGCAAACACAGTTATCACAAAAACCAGAAGAAAAAATCTGGCGCAGGCTAGCGCCGGCATTATCAGTCTGCCGGTGATTACCGGCATGGCCTTTGGTGATGGCGGAGTAGACAGTAGCGGGAATGTGAAACCGCCGACAGAAGAGCAAACAGCACTTTACCATGAAATCTACCGGCAGAAAGTAGATAACTATATGGTAGCTTCTGATACATCGGTAAGGTATACATGTACGTTGGCAGACAGCATACTCACAGATAAAAATATCAGTGAAATTGCTTTATATGACTCCGCAGGAAGTCTTGTTTGTATCAGAACGATGTCAGCAAAAGGAAAAGACGAAGGCATGGAAATGACCTTTACTCTTGACGACGAATTTTAAGAAGGAGGATTTACAAAATGAAAGAGTATACAGCTAGTTCGCCGGAGTTTTCAAAAAGCATTATTATTCCGGAGACGACAGACACTAACCACGCCGACAATATCAACTCGGCGCCAAAGCAGCTATTACAAAACACTTTGGCAAATAAAACTAATATTGAGAACTTGGAAAATGACTCTACCGGTATGAAAGAATCTTTATACCTTGCGAAGTCATTAGCCAAATATAACGGAAAGGACTTAGGAGCTTTATACACGCCTGCAGAGTTCAAAACAAAAGTCTCAAGTGGTGATTTTTCAGGTTTGGAGTTAGGCGATTATTTTGACATTACACTGACAACAAACGAGAAAATGAGATACGTTATTTCAGGATTCAATACATATCTCAACTATGGAGATTCTAACGTGCTTACCGCAAACCACGTTATTATGACGCCACTCGATTGTATGAAAGCAACTGCGAAAATGAATGACACAGCAGACAACACAGGAGGTTATGCTGGTTCGCTTATGCCGGCCTACTTAGAAACCATATTGGAAACATTCCCGACAGAGTGGAAAAATGTCATGCGCGCTATTCGACGGTTAGAAAACAATAAAGGCGCTTGGGCGTGGGCTACGAGAACATTGTTCTTACTGTCAGAAACAGAAGTGCATGGCTCCACGGTATGGTCAGACAGCTATGACGGAGGTACAAGACCACTTCCACTTTATCAATTTTCTGCAAGATACAGAATCAAGGGTCTTGGCTTTGGTACGAGCGCAAGTGGAAATCGTAGCAACTGGTGGCTGGCTTCTCCTAGTGCGGCTAATACCGCCCCCTTTGCTGTTGTCAACGACGGCGGCGGCGCCGACGGCTACTTCGCCTACAACTCTTATGGCGTGGCCCCCGGCTTCTGCATCTAATATCGGCAAATTGGGCCCCCTTGTGGGGCCCCGTAAAGGAGAAAATGAATGAGCGTATTACTAATCAATAGAGGACTTTCGGAGTTAGAATTTTATCACAATGCAATTAAGCTCTACGATGATATGACAAAATTATTACTTAGAAACTTTGGCATTAAGCCAAATACAAAGCCAGTTATATCAGAGCAGGAAAAGGAAAGCGTGCTTGCTGACTATCCTTTTATGAAAAGGGTATTTAGGAGGATGGAAAAGTTGGAAGAAGCTGGCGTGCTCACAGAGTATTCTGATTGGCTGATAGAGCATTATAGAAATGCTTTGCTAAAGCAGCTTGATGAATTACTGGAAAACATTACTGACGCAAATACGATTTATCCTATCAATGAGCATGAGCTTGAAGTGCGAAGAGATTACCAGACAAAGGCAATCGGCAATTGTGAAAAGCTAATACAAATTATGCAGCGCCTTATGGGAGTCCTGCCGGTAAACGTCAATAAGCTTCTTCCTTTTGTGGATATGATAGATAAAGAAGTCGCTCTGTTAAAGGGCTGGAGAAAAGCAAACTCAAAAATACGAAAACGATTAAAATTATAGGGCTGACTCTGCTAAATCGTAACAACTGGTGGCTGGCTTCTCCTAGTGCAGCTAATACCACCAACTTTGCTAATGTCAACAACAACGGCAACGCCAACAACAACAACGCCAACAACTCTAATGGCGTGGCCCCCGGATTCTGTGTAAGTATGCAAAGTGTAGGCTGCGGCCGACATACTTCCACGCAGAAGGAGAGGCAGTCCTTCCCGTAAGGGTAAATGAGAATCTTGATGTCGGCGCATTCGTGCGGTCCGACTATATACAGGAGGATTTAATGATAACAATTCACGATGTATCAGACGCAAACGCGATTCATGGAGCCTTCAAAATGTCAAAGAAAGGCGTATCATGGAAAGCCAGCGTACAAAGGTATGAAATGAATATGCTGAGAAATATAAACACCACAAAGAAAACCCTTGAAACAGGCGAAAGCCCGGTACTTGGTTTTCACGAGTTTACTTTGTGCGAGCGAGGGAAAGTAAGGCACATTAAAAGCGTACATATCAAGGAGCGTGTCGTACAAAGGTCACTATGTGATGTTGCTCTTGTTCCGGCAATGCAAAAAGGACTTGAATATGATAACAGTGCCGGACAGAAGGGAAAGGGGATTCACTTTACGCATAGACGACTGGAAGCGCATTTGCACCGGTATTATCGTCGGCATAAAAGTAACAAAGGCTATATCCTGTTGATTGACTTCAAAGGATATTATGACAATATTTTGCATGATAAGGTATATGAAAGGCTCGACAAGAAGGTTGAAGATAATGGCGTAAAGCATTTATCAAGACAGCTTGTTGAGCCTTTTGGTGATGGAAAGTCTTTAGGAATAGGCAGCCAAATATCGCAAATTTTAGCGATTGACTACGCCTCGGAGATTGACCACCTTATTAAGCATGACCTACACATAAAAGAGGCAGCAAGATACATGGATGACTCTTACTTGATTCATGAGAGCAAAGAGTATCTTCAATACTGTCTCGAAAGAATACGTGAAAAGTGTGCCGAGTTTGGCATTATCATCAATGAGCGTAAAACGCAAATTGTGAAATTGAGCAAGACCTTTTCTTTCTTGAAAGTACGATGGACTTTGACCGATACCGGCAAAGTTGTCGCAAGGCTAAACAAGGACACGATTACAAGGGAACGTAGAAAACTGAAAAAGTTCAAGGAATTATTGGACGAAGGACGTATCACTATGGACACGATAGAAGCACAGTATCAATCGTGGAAAGGTGATAAAACAGGTCCCGCAATTCCCGGCAAGAGGATTCACTTTTGCAGCTATCACACAATGCAGCGTATGGACCAGCTCTATAATGAGTTGTTCATAAATAATAACAATAACAAGGAGGTACAAAACAATGAGTGACAAGCCAAAGTATTTAATTGAAAGTGAAATTGCTGTGAGAAAACAGAAACTTGCAGCCACAGACTATCAGGCAATTAAGTTTGCCGAGGGTTCTCTTTCATCAGAGGACTATGAGGAAACAAAAGTGCAAAGAGAAACATGGCGTCTTGAAATCAATCTTTTAGAAAAAGAGCTTGAAGCCTTTTCGGATGAAGAGCTAAAAGAGTAGGGTTAGAAAAGAGGAGGGTACACCAATGGACGATATGATTACAAGAGCCGAGCATGAGGAGTTCTGCCGACGTATGGAGGCAGAAAACCAAAGAATTGAAG